TGTTTCATCCCAAGTTCTTATACCAAATAAATTGTTTCCTTCTACTGCAAATCTACTTTTACCCCAGGCACTTTCATGTGCGGCTTGAGCAATAATAAGCTCTAATGGAACTTGCTTAGATAATGGATATTTTTCTTCATCTGTGTATAACTTATCTACACAACTTTTAATTTCATATGCGAATTCTTTATTTGTTATTTCGGGTGGTGACAATGCTTTTGCATTTGTATAAAAGAATAAGGCCCACATAACGCCTGCTAAAATAATTAAATATTTCATTTTATACATATAATATACAACAAATAACCCTATTTGTCAATAGCTAATTTTTCGCAGTTTTACTGGGTTTTTTATCTAAATCTTCCTTTAAATCGCTTAAAATCTTGTGTTTTATGGGTGCTACAGCAACATCTCCAGCAGTAACACTAACTACACCACCTACAGTGAATAAAGTAGGGCCACAAGCGGTTAGTAGCAATAAAGCCAGTAATATAAAAAATATACGGATCATTAAAATTCAAATAGATTGTTGAAGGTGTTTTTAGCCGCGGCTTTATCTAAATCCCACTTCATTACACCTAATAAGTTTTCCAATTTTTTAGTAACTACTACTCTTTCCATATGTTCATCATCAAATGGAAGATCTAAAAACCACTGTGGAAGCCGTGTTTCATCTGTAGGATAGGCTACACTTGTCATACCTAATGGATTATCTTTTATTCTACAAACAATAGTTTTCATACCATCTGTAATTTCATTAGCATAATTATCACTGTTAATTTCACGTAACTTATTCCAATTAAGTGCCGCGGTAACATGGCCAGGCATTGGTGGCTTTTTAATGTCTGCCGTTGTTTTGTTATTGTTATGTGCTACTTTACGATCTCTTTCAAACTTTGCCATTTTACCTCTATATGCAGTCAAGTTATTAACACGTTTAGGACTACCTTTTTCCCAACTAGGCTTGGCTCTATATTCTTTACGAAACTCAATAATTTTATCAATTATTTCTTGTTCTTCACTACCAGTTAGCACATCGAGCAATACGTCTTTTAAAAAGTCTTGCATCCAAGGTGGAGTATCACTTCTCTTTAAATCTAATCCCATTGCTTTGATATAACCAGGATTACCATCTACATCTTCACGTTTACCTTCGTTATCAAATACTAACATTGCGTAACGTTTCTTTGTAATAAAAATACCTGCACTTCCAACCATTTCTTTGTCTGCTTGAATAATACTACCCAAGTCTAATGTAGTATGAAATGTTCTACTCATAAATCCTGGAAATGTTTTACTTACTTCTTGACATACTGCATCATAATAAGCAATAATATTATCCCTATCCCAATTAATTTCATTTTTATCAATCTGTTCCTTTAATAAAGGATATGAACTAAAATATGTAGAGTCAGTATCTCCATATACAATTGCTTTACCTTGATGATCATATTCTCCAGCAATAATTTTATTAATTTCAGCCGCCATATGTCTTGCAATACAACGTCCTGTAAGTGTTGTACTTTGTCCTAATCTACTATCAAAAAATCTACTACCTGGGTTTAATAATGCACCATACAAACTATTTAAATTAATCTTTTTAACTAACTGTCGTTTGTCCCAAAATGCAAACTCATTGCCGCCTTTTTCACGTGCCGCTGATGCTTTTGCTTGTAACTCTCTACGATCTGCATACCAACGTTCTAGCAATCCAGGAATAATACCTTTTTTCTCATATGTAAATATTGTACCATTTGCACTAATAATCCAAGGTTGCCCACTATTAAAAATAATCTCATATATTTCAGCACCTGTTGCTTTAAAACTAGTTCCATCTTCAAAATCAAGATGTAACATTTCATCTATATTTTTATCTATTACTAATTCATATTCTCTACACGCGAACTTTCCTTCCCATGCTTCAGCAACTGTTCTTGCATTTTGAATCATTTCTTTTGTGTGTGTATGGCGAACTTGCCCAACAATAGTTTCTGTACTCATATTGCAACTACGTAAAATACTAGGATATAGACTGTTTAAGTCAATACTACCTATCCATTTATGCATTCCTTTTTTAGGATATGCAACATATGCACCAGCCGCCGTTGTTGTATCTCTGTCATAACGTTTATCTGGTACAATCATACCTTTAGTGTGTGCTTCATTCATAATAGCCTGGTCTGTTTGTGCAACAGCACCCATTGTTGTTTGTAGCAAAACTGTATTAGAATGTGCTAACACATTCGCTAAATCAATAAATTGTAATTTAGCATCTAGTTTAACTAATAACTCAACGTCTTGTCTAGAATATGCAATAAACTTTTCAAAGTCATTGTTATAAAGTTGATCTAATGTTCCTTCGTAATCTACTTTGCGTTCTCCTACTTCGTATTCACCAATTGCATCTAGACTATAACTATGCATTTCATGGTATGTATACTTTCTATACAATTGCATATAATCCATATGTACACGACCATATGTATCATATGTTTGTTGCTCTGCACCATAACGTTCGAATTTACGTTCTCTTGGTAACATATCCCATAAACAGAATTTACGTGTGTGGCTTTTAGACAACACTCGTGATACTCTGTTCACCAAATATGGAATATCAAAACCTTCACTATTCCATCCACTTAAAATATCAGCATCATCAATTAAATCCAAAAATGCTAATAGCATTTCTTTTTCTGTTGCAAACAAAATAGTATTTTCAAATTTATTAGTAATTTCTTTTGCCTCTTCTAGGTTCATTGACTTAGGACCAAGAGCAAGACAAATAGTCATATCCATCCAATTACAATGTAAACTAATTGCTGTTAATGGATTAAAAGGATCTTCCGGTGGAGCAAATCCAACTTCTTTATTAAAATCAGTCTCAATATCAAAAAAGCAAACATTTAACTTAGGAACACTAGTAGGGTCATAATTTTCAGCGAACGTTTTAAAAATAACATTTACATCGCTCTCATATAAACCTTTATGTCCATGAATCTTCTTTTCTGTGTTAAACTTTTTACTTGTGTTACATACAACACGTTCTAATTTCTCACCAAATATACTTGTGTACTTTCCATTTTGATCTCTATAATAAAATGTATACTTGGCAGGAATTTCTTTAAATTCTCTTTTACCATCTACACGTTCTACTATATGTATAATGTCTTTGGCCTTGTCATGAAATGCGTCTACATAACTCATATTTTTTTACTCACTTTTTTAAATCCCCAATCAACAAGATATTTGTGTCCACAATTAATACATGGTCGAGGCACTGGTGAAACAAACCTATGACCACATTGTAAACATTCCAAATCATGTATTATTTTTTTCAAAAACGTATACTCCTTCGAATTTTTCTCTACCTTCTGTTTTAAAGTTTCCAACACCAGGACGGGTGTTAAGCAACATCTTAATTGTGTTTGTATGTTTGAATCCAATCTTTTCAGCAAGTTCAATCCAACGATCTACAACGAAATATTCTTTATTACCATAACTTTTATAGTCTGCAATGTTTGTTGCAAATATTCCATCATCATTAAGACCCTTATGTATATTTTTCATTGTAGGAGCAACATATCCATCAAACCAATCATCCATGCTAGTATATTTAACCATACATTGTGTAGGCTCATCACTGTATTTTTCTAAATTAAAATAAGGCGGGCTACTAAATGCTAAATCAATATCTTCACATTGATATTCTTCTGATGGCAAACAAATAATCTCAGAACTGTTAGTTAGTAAACTATCTAAGTATTTTAAATATTCAAATGTTTCTGTATTAGGGTCTGTACCTATATAACTGTAGTTCATATTACTACTTGCTATTCCTATTAACCTTCCACCATAACCACAGCTATAATCGTAAATACGACCCCATAGCACCGGACATAAACGTTCTGCAATTGCTCTAGCATGTTGTGGCTTAAAGTTTTGTACATTCTCACCTGTTACTAATTCTAAACTTCTACGCATTGCTGTTGGATATACTAATTTATTTCCATCTCTAAATTCAAAGCATATTCTAATAGCTCTACGCAACTTAGCATCATCATTAAATCTATCTTTTAAACTATTTGACCCTCTTCCCTTGGGTTCTGCTGTTTGCATATTTGTAAATAAAAATCTACAAAGTGTTTGTCCTAAATTGTTACCAAGTCCAATTACATTATTTTCTACATGACTATATGATGCTCGTTTAAATTCTTTTAATGATTGTATTAGTCCATTTTCAGTATAATATATAATTGGTACTATACCTCTATTTCTATATATATTAAAAACTTCTTCTATAGTATTTGTAGGATCTTCGTCATATACTTCAGCGGTAAATGTATCCAATTCTGGATACAAGTCTTCATAACCAGTAAACACATCATTAAAAATATGTTCTGTTCTTATACCCCAAAAATTGTGGATATGATTAATCACGTGCTAGGCTCCTAGATAAAATTTAAGGATTCCTGAAGCCCAAATAAAAATTGCTATGGCATTAAGAAGAATTAATGATCTATCATGCCATAACATTCCAACTACCATCCAGCCAGCGACACCAATAAGTGACATAACCATATTCCATGGTTCGTATCCGCCTATTCCTACTAGTGACATGCCAACAAGAAGAAAAATACTAGAGATCCATTTAATGTACCAAGATAAATCATATCTTGGTGTTACTTTTTTAATTGCTAGTTTTCTCCAATAACCTTTTTCTTCTTCCAATGGTAAATCTTGTTGTTTCATTAATCTGGTCGTCCAACACTTTCAAGTATAGTTTCTACTTGATCAAAAACATCTCTTTGTTTATGTAATTCGCCCTTGTGTGCTACTTTAATGGCTTTATTAATAATAGCAGGCTTAATGTCCATTTCTTCTGCAACGTGCTTAACTGTATCTCGTAGACCTTCATTAAGAGTCTCAACTTCTGCCATAACATGTATGCCTTCCTGTATTAATGTTTTAAGTTTTGCTATATCGTCTTGATTGAATGTAATACTCATAGATATTCTCCTAGTTTAGTTAATGTTTATTATAGACTATAACTAGGCTAAAGTCAATTGTTTTCTTATGATATTTTGGGTAACATCTACAACCTGCTGTACATCTTTTAAGTCAATATCGTGTTGTCTACGTACAGATTCTAGTGTTGCTAGTGCAAATAGCTTCTTTCCTTGGTTTAACTGGAATAAACCTTCATATTTTCCATATATATAACATATAGTTTTTAATTTGTTCACTACATCAAATACCTTTATATCCCATTCATGAAATCCATTTAGCATTTTATATTCTTTTACCCATGTTTTTATATTATGATTAGGGAATATACTTAATGCAAAATACGTTACATTTGGGTCGTTTAACCAATCATCCATAGCAAGTACAACGTCTGCGTGTTCAGCCCACATTACATCTTGACCTAAGAATTGGTTATATAAATATTTCCATGTATGAGCTAAACTCACAAACTTATTCATCTCATCACTGTATTCTCTTTTTAAAAATAAATCCATATAGCTATAACAATTATTACCCATAATAGTAGTAACTACAGTTATAGGAAGTTTGTGTTCATTTCTCCATTTAATAATATCTGCTGTATTTGTTGCATGTGTAAACAATGCTATGTGTTTGCCTGGCTGTAACTCTTCCCATTTATTACATAAATTTTGTAATGTTTCTAGTTTTATATTCTCATTATTTCTTGCATCGTAATTATATATCTTTGCAAAAGAATCTGAAACATTCCACCAATCATTAATTACAGTAGCATCTTTAAACTTCGAACCCGCCTCGTCCAGCCATAGATTATTATGTACTACATTGTAGAATTGTGGACTTTGGTTGATTATGTATGTTAATGCACTGGCGCTGATTGCACTGCGAGTGCATACAAGGTATATTTGATTCATATTACTAACGTCTGTTTGTTTGTTCTAAAAACTTAACACGTTCATCAAGTTCTTCAATTTTTTTAGATATTTTAGGATTGACTTTTTTCCATGCTTCAGGGTCTTCTTGGAACCAAGTTAAATTAAAACGATTAACAAAATAGTCTAATAGTCTTTCCCATTTGCTATATACCCAAAAACTAATTCGGGTGCCACGCATGTATGCGACAAACAATGCACCACAACAGGCTCCACCTATACCTGTGTAAATCCACAAGCGATCTGTAGCCATGTTCTGAATTATTTCCCACATTATTTAATATACATCTGAGGAAATGGATATTGATCTGGTTTAACCATTGCAATTACGTATGCTGTATCCATATGAAACCTCATGTCCGTTTTGTCTAAATCACTTGCTTGTTGGATATACACTAACGAATCTTTGTTTTTATCAATAAACAAAATTCCTTCCAATGCACCTTTTTCTCTTTTAATGCTAAGATAGTTGTTAACGTTTGCTTGTGCATACAACTGAAGTGCTACACCATTATTACCGTTTACTATAGCATCTGTAATAGGACCAGTGTCAACACCTTTAGTAAATATATTTTGTAAAAGATTGCTTACGTCTTTTTTAAAGGCTGATTTATGTTTTGGATCTGTTAAAGAGTTTGCAAATCCAGTTAAGTGTTTTAGATTCATTCCCGATGCTGGTATTTTTAATCCAGATGCTTCTATTAAATCTTTGTACCTATTTATAAATTGGTCAACTAATTGAGTATAATTAGACGTAACACTAACATCTCTATCTGTAAATCTTGCCGCACCTACACTTCTTGTTTTTACTTCTACGTTTTTGCCATCAATTATTAAATCTCCTGAGCCACCCTGTGCTCCAATGCCAGAAATAGTTTTTGAAAGTACTGCTAATGTAAACTCACCTTCTCCAATTCCATATCCTGAAACTTGGTTAAGATCATTTACAAATTCTGTAAATGCAGGGTTTACCCCATATCCTGGAAATATTTCTTCAAATGTTGATGCACCTGGTGATATTAATTTACCAGTATTAACTAATTTATTAGCATTCCAGTTTGTAAATAATTCTTTTATTTGAGGTCCGGTGAAATCAATTGCCGCAATAATTTTTGCTATCTTATTAGTTGCTTTTTGTACGTCTTCATCATCTATAGCGGTAACTCTATTTAATACACTTGCTACTCTGCCACCTGCTCCAACATCACGTAATGCTTGTTCTATTTTATCAATAACGGCGGCAGTTGCTTCACCACCTTTACCATCTACAGGAAGAGCTTGGATCTTATCTATTAGTACTTGTTGTAATTTAAGTAACTCTTTTGGTGATGCTTCATCTAGTAATTTCTCAAATAAGTGTGTTAGTCTCATTTTGTTAATTCCTATATTTAATAAGATCTTTTAATCTTTGTATATCTTGACCTGAATCTTCTTTAACAGAAGACCATAATTTAATTGCTTTGTTAATAATGTTATGAGCATCATCGTCTGAGTCAAACCCATGATGACTAGCAAGGTCAATTGAATCAGTATTGTAAATTTGTATGTCTTTAGGAATATTAAGATCTACTAGTGTTTTTACCAGTGACTCTGGGCTTGTTGTTTGATCTTCTAATTTGGTTTGAACGCCATTCCAAGTATATAATTCAACCATGCCATCATCTGCCTTAAAGGTAATACTTTTAGATGGCCTTGCTTCTTTAAAACCCTTTGTTCTACGGTCAACCGCTACTGTTTCTTCTAATTCTAAGTCGTAGTGTTTTTTATATGGGCCGGAAGCTATACTTAGGTTGCTAATATGGACTTCTATAAATTTTCCGTTATTTAATTTAACATCAACTAATCCACCTCTTCCCATTACAGAAAATACCCTTCCGTTTTTTCCAGACTTAGTTAGAATAACTTTTTGTCCTTTTTTAACTTTATTAATGGTAAGTGGTTTAGTATTCTTCATTGAAGAATCTTTGTCAAAGTTATATGCAACATTTTTATATTGAGCATGGGTACGAGCCTCATCAATATCTGTAGATTCATTTGCCTGCATCCAACGTGTTACTTTATATTTACTCATACTTACGCTCTCCTATTTCTTAATTGCTTTCCAAAGTTGATTAACTAACTTATCTTTTCTTTCTCTTCTATCTAGCTCAATTCCATAAGTTCTACCAATTTCTTCTAGTTTCACTTTGGTTAATTTTGCTAATTCTTTTTTATTTCTAAATGCCGGTTTTATTATTATTGGGTTAGTAACGGTCTTTTTCTTAACTGTGACCTTAGGTTTTGATACAAATACTTGTTGTTTTGCACCATCGCCAAACATTTTTTTAATCCAATTAAACATATTTTATTTTTCCCTCTTTCCTTTTATCCACTTAGCCTTTTCAGCTATATGATATGCTTCTTTTTTCTTATCTTCTTCAACTCTGTCACTGTCTAAATAATTCCATAATGAATCAAGTTGCATCATTTCTTTTGGTGATAAGCGATCACCTCTTGCTACTAATTCATCAAATACTGCAATTTCTCTTTTTAATTCTTTTTTAGTCATCGCTCCAGGATGTTTACCTGAAAGTGTCCACGGTGATCTACTTGGATCTATTTCTTTTATAATTGATTCGTTTGCTCTTTTTAATGCCTTTGCTACACTTGGATGACTTGCTAAACCTTTTGCAAGTTTCTCAATAGCCGCATAAGCACCATCATAATTACCATCTCTATATCTTGGATCATTTAAAATTCCAAATGCCATTTTAATTTGTTTTGGAGAATATTCATTTAATGTATCGTCATGACGCCTGTTATTTGGTTCGAATCTAAAATCGTCGCGGTCTGCATCTGCTAACTTTAAATCGTCTGACATTGATTCAGTAGGATGATTTGCATAATTTGCTCTTATAAGACTTGGCTTTAATCCAAGTTCTCTAGTTCTAATATCATCAACAGCATTTTGAATTCTGTATGCTATCTCATTTTTAAGTTTAGAAGTCATATCTTCAGGCCTATGTTTAAATAATATTTCTACATACTCGTCAATTGTGTTTAAGTATCCTTCCATGTTACCCTTTGGTCCTTCTGTTACTTTTTCTCTAATGCCTCCAGTACCTATTTCATCTCTACAATCAGAACAAAGAAAATTATAAGGTTCTTCTGAGGCATGATCTGTTGAAGCTGGAATATCTTTACCACATTCTAAACATTTTACAACTTTTTCTTCTTTTACTTTTTCTGCACTTTCAGTACGATGTCGCCCAATTACAAGTTTGTCAAAAGCACTTTCCATATTGTCAACCATCGTCTCATAGCCACCAAGCATATTTCTAATGTCATTAACCATATCGGAACTGTTATCTTTGCCTTCAATGTCTTGTAAGTTAAGAAGTATTTTTCTTACTCGCTTTAATTCTTTTCTTAAATTATGGATTTGAATACCTTTATAATCATTATAATCTTTACCTGATTTAACATTGTCATGATAAAGATCACTTGCTTCGTCCTCTTTAACACTTTCAAGCATTTTCCAGTATTTGTTTACAATACCTCTACGTGCTTCAATTTCGTCTGGAAGAATATGCCCACGAGCATAATGATCTCCTTGAATTTGTAACATTAATTTTAGTTCTTCTTCTGTACCAAAGGCTCTGGCCATTTCCACACCATTTTCTGTGTGATAATTTTTATCTTCGTTATCTAAAAACTGAGCCTTTGTAAACATTATGCTTTCGCCTCTTCTGGAATACCCATTTTAGCAGCGTCACCATATTTCTTCATAGTCTTTCTTACAATCTTTCCCATTTCCTTACCCACCACTGTTCTATTCAGATTTTGCATGGGAGTGTTCTTCTTTTTTGGATGTACACCTTTTGGTTTCTTTGGCTTTTTGGGCTTTTTTGCAGGTGTAGGAACAGGCTCAACATCTTTAGTTGGAATAAATGTTGTTGTTTGATCTTTGTGTGGATTACCACTAGTCGGTATAGCACCTGATATAGTAACACCTTCTGCTACTTTTGACTCTTTATGCTTTTTCTTAGCGTTTGCTAACGCATGTTTAAACATATCTTTTGCTATTACTTGTAGACTATCATCACGTTTATCATCAAAATCCATACCTTCTGCTACTTCTTCTTTAGGTGTATCTGTTTTTAATTCTTTAACTGACTTACTGGAACCAGTATCGCCAGTCTCTTGTAAGTCCAAGTCTTCAGTTTCCTCGGGATGTGAATGTGTGTTTAGTTCCATTCCTTCAGGCTCAATTTGTGCTTTCATGGCATTATATTCAGTGTAACGACGTACTGCATCCATGTCTTTGCTAGATTGAGCAATTTTACTTTGAACCCAAGGTTCTAAATCATCTTGGTCTTGAATAACACTATGCAATTTAATTGCATCACGTGCCATAAAGTAAAGTTGACTACGAGCCATAAAGCCGTCTTCATCATCACTATCTAATACACCTTCTTTAATTGTTTTTTTATTCTCTTGAACTGATTCTTGATGAGCTGGGTGAACGTCATCTTTAGCACCTCGATCATCTACTACGTGACCTATTGTACCAAAGTGTGCGTCTTCTAAAGCATCATAAAGACCTGCTAATGCTTCTGCTACATCTTTTAAATAAGATGGGTCTCCATCTATTTCCATTACAGCCATCTCTAGTTGGCCGCCTTGTTTAAAAACTTTTTCAAATTTGTCTATTTCATTCATAATACGATTAAACGTATTATCAATTTTATTATATGTTGGGTGGTTTGTATCCATGTCGTTACCTCTGTTTAATGCCACGACTGTTCATACCGCCGCGTCTTCTAATTTCTTCTAATTCGTTGTACGTATCTGTTATTGCTTTTATGAATGCTTGTATTACACCAGTTTTATTAAGTTGATAATCTATATTATCCCAATCTTTTTTCGTTGCCATATCTTTAAGTGCATTAAATTTACGAACAAGATCATCTTCTATTTGATTAAGCATAAGTCTTCCATATCCTTGGATTAATACTTCTGGATTCATTGGGTCTTCTTTATTTTTTGCCCAAATGCTTTCGTTTTGTTCTTCTTTATATTGGCCGAAATCAACTGAGCCTTTAAAATCTTTATCTTTAGCCATCTTTTTACGGAAGTCTGTTACAAAATTATTAATAGTATCAGCATCTAAATAACGAACTAAATCTTGAAATATAGGATTTTGTGCTAATTTAATTTCACCTGCACCTAATGAACCAACTAAATCATAAATTGGCTTGGCTTCACCATGTGTTGCTTCTTTAACCCAATTATCACCACTTGCATCATGTGAATCATATTTACAATCACAACCTGTATCTGGATTATCAATTTGACAACCACAATATTTACATTTACCTACTGCTTCAATGAAATATGGAACCATGTCTTTTGCTTCAGCATTCATAGTTCTTCTAAAACTTTTTTCATTATCCGTAAAACGTTTTCCTGATTCTGGAGTTCTACGATGCTCATCTTCACAATCTGCTTTCCATTTTGAATATTTTGCATATTCGTCCGCAGTCATATGACTAATATCATCTTTTGTTGCTACGTCACATGGACCTTCGTTTAATTGTGATAATCTCATTTTAATTTCACCTCTTCAGTATAACCTACACTAGATTTTTTACGTTTGCCGCTAGTTAAATACCCTTTAGGGTCTACTGCTCTACGTATCATCTTCTTTTTACCAAATAAAGGAAAAGTTACACTAGCAATATTACCTGCCGCTGTAGTTCCTGCATCTGCATTTTCAGTTATAATGTCTGTAATCTTCATACAAGTATTTATCAAATTCAAGAATTATTGGCTAGTAATTAAGGGTGACACTTAATAACTTCATAACATTTTCCCATGTTTTGGGTATATTCATAACTAAATGCATACTATCATTCTTCCAACTATGGGTTCTATGCGTCTTACGAGTATCTATATAGTATACTCCACCTGCTTTAACAGGCCAAGTATGTCCGTCTGACACCCATTCATATGCATCATGCCCAACATTTTTCGATACAAATGCACATACTCTAAACGTATCTCTTGTTAATATTGGTTGATCTTTATGTGGTGGGAACCATCCGCCAGCACCACTATTAACAATCATTGTACGTCCTAGTGGTTTCCAATAGTCTAACAAAGGATGTAAACTTTTACAATCTTTATATAATTGTGTAGGTTCATTAAAATCACATTCACTAAGTTGACGTCCTGTACGTCTCATTGCTTCTGGCATACTTAAACTGTCCCAAGGTTCATCACCTGGTAGTCCTACTAAACATAGTCCAGTTCTATTGTTTACTACACCTTCTCTACGTAAATATGGGACCCACTTATCGTCATATGCTTTAATTTCTTTGTTAAACCACCCTAAATCAATTTCCCATTTTAATGGTTCTACTGTACTCATTGCAGATAATTGTAATTCACATTTAATATCTTCTGCAGTTGGTTCATAAAATTCTGGATGATCTACCCACCATTCATAATGTCCTGCTTGTACTTTTTGATTTGCAGGAGGTGAAATTGATTCTAATTTTTTGCCATCTTTATCTACTTTTGAAAAATCCATATTCTATTCCTTATCTGAGCTAATAAAACTTACTCTTAAATTTGCATTATTAGCTACTTTTAAACTTGCATTATTAGCAGGATTAATAACACACCAAAGTTGTTTATCTGCAAGTTCTTCCTTACATAATAACACTGCTTGTGTTGCTATTCCTAGATTTCTATACTTTTCATTTACAAAGTATGCTGTTTCGAAATCTTCTTTTACTTCAACAGCACCTACAAGAATTCCGTTATTAATCCATATACCCCATGTATTATAATTGGAAATGAAAGATTCTGCAACCTTTTTTGTGAATGGCCACTCTAAATAACTTAATAATGCGGTTTCTTTTGTTAGTATACTTCTTAACTGAAAAATATGTTTTAGCTCGAGTCGCCTCAACTCTATCTTCATTTTACTTATCCATCAATTTAACTATTCGAGGTTTGAATAGTTTTTGAGGCCCTTTAGTAGTTTTTAATACTGGTTGGTTATGATCATCAATAGTAAATCCTGTTACTACTGCTTTACGATTTTTAAATCTACCTACTAAAACTTCATCGCCGATTTGGATGTTAGGTAGCTGTAATATGTCTTTTATTTTCATTGGAAATTTATTTATTTTCGTTAGTTACTTTAGCTAGTAATTTTTTTAATTCAAGTAATTCTTTTCGTAACTCTTTTATTTCTGCTTGAGCTTTTTTTAATTCTTCTAAGCCTCGATACCCATACTCTGTATATTCTGCTCGATCATTCATTACAAGCCTTTCACAGCACTTTTAATATTAATAATTTGAAAATCAGGGGATAGTTCTCCTGACTTGTTACCTTCATTTATTTCATATAATAACTTATCATTATTAATATGATCTAATACAAAATCATGTAAATGGAATTCATATTCTCCATGTCGCCATTTTACTTCTGCGGCGCCGGCCTCTCGTGCTTTTTTAATATCCGCATAAACTCCAGCCACATATCTGTGTGGATCTAAACATTGAGTTGGTCCTGCGTGATGGGCAGGATCTTTTTTTTCCATTTGTACGATATATACTATCACCTAAATACCCTTATGTAATCTTTTATGATTTGTTCTCTATCTTTAATATTTTCAGTAAGTTTATTCTTTTTAATAACATTTATTAATCTTTTCTCAATTGCATCAAGATTTTTTTCATGTACCTTATCTTGTTCGTCTCTTTTCTTATCACCTGCATATTGCTGATTTAAAGTCTTCTCTGTTTGTGCCATTAATGCCGACATTAAATTATCTGCATGTGGATACTTTGCTTGAAGAGCCTTTAATTGATATTGAGTTCTTGCATCAAATCCTTTTAAATCTTCTTTGCCATCTCCATCTACATCTGCTTCCATGATTTCTGGGTTAGTATCAAACCCTTTATGTGTAAAACCAGTATAATTAGAAAGAAAATTACTTATAAATTCTTCTGTGTCTTCATATGAACCTAAATGCTTACCTGGTACATTAACTATAACAGATTTAGGTAAGTCAAGTCCTTCAGGACCTTCACCTGTTGCAGAGTCTGTATCCCATTTAATATTTCTAACCTTAAATACCTTATCTTCGGATAATAAAGTATATAATAAATGTGGTTTTGATTCTTTAACAATTTTATAATGTCTGTCAATGAAATGTGATACTCTAGATGGATGTACTTTTACAATTTTCCCATCCTTCTGAAGTGTAACAAAATCTTCCTTAGATTCTTTATAATTAGCCATGCCATATGTTGTATTAGTAGTAGCATTTCCTTGATCATCAAATGATGAAGATGTGTGTTTACTTCCTATCTTACTCAATTTTTTCAAACCTTTCTTAATTCCTCTGCCCACAGTTCTCTTCAATGATTTATGTTTAACATATGCACTAATAATCTTATCATCCATATCGTGTAACTTCTTCCACCATGGATTATCAAGATGAGGTATTGCTATAGGATTTCTTTTATCTGCTTCTATATCACCTTCGCCAACAATTGCTCTACCAATAGCCTGCCCAGCTAATCTTCCTTTTTGTTTATGTTTAATGTATGCATCAATAATTTCATCACCCATAAAATGTAAATCCTTCCACTCTTGAGTGTCAAGATATGGTATAGCATGAGGATTTTTCTTATCTTTTTCCATGTTACCTTCTACTAATCCTAAATTAAACAATTTGTGCGGGTTACTATTCTTACGTGCTTTAGGCATTAAGGGTTTTATTTTACCATTGCCAAACTTAGCCGCTTCTTTTTCTGTTTGTCCTGGCTTAACATCAACTGTAGTATTAACGCCTGGAACTATAACACCATCTTCATTAATACCAACTTTTTTCAAATCACTTCTAGTAATATTTCCACCATTTTCGTGGTTTATCTTTTGAAGTTTATGAAATTGTTCTCTTGTAGGTTTAATTCCCATTCCTTTTAAATCTGAAATAGTAAATTCTTTTAAGTTTTCTAAAACTGGATCACCATTAACTTTATTAGTTAAATCTACATTTTCATCAATTCCTGACTTATTAGCAGTAATAACCCAATCATCATAATAGCCTTCACCATGTTCATCTACAAATGCTTGTAAGATGTCATCATAAAGGATTAGGTCAATACTTGCAAAATCTAATGCTACTCTAGTGTCTGCTTGAGATATATCATAATTCATATCATCTTCTTTAACTTCTTGTACTTTTAATGCTTTGTTTATATGGTCATGAATAATGTCTTGAACTTGAAATTCAGTTTGATTATCTGTATCCATATCATTAGGAATAAGTCCTTGAGCCACCATTTCATCAACACAACGAATAGCAATATCACGTGTGTCATCGTTTGTGATTTTACCTTCGCCTAATTCTTTTTTAAATGCGTCTAAGGCTTTTTTCTTTTTATTTTTGTTCTTTGCTATATGATGAGCGGCTTGATTTGCTAACCCATCACCTGGTATTAAGTCAGGTGAAACAGTTTTAACTTCTGGCTTAGAAGTTATTTTAGTAGTTGCTTTTGGTTTCTTTTGAAACCAAGTAAGTGGGTTATACCACTCTTCATCAATTTTTGATATGTCGTCTATTCTCATATTATAACTCCAATGCCGTTTTAACTGCTGGTGAGGCGATATCCATCGCATATAATCCTGCTAATGCACCACCAAGTATCGTATCTAGACTTAATCCTGCTATTGCTATTGATGGCAACATAGGAGATATTAGCATTAACAAAACAACCCCCAATCCTATCATTCTTGGATGGGCACGAAAGAATCCAAAGAATTTTTTTAATGTTGATTTTTCAACTTTTTCATTGCCGAGCTTCGTTTCTAAGTTTGCCATGTACTCTTGCATCTCTTTAGTCTTTGCCTTGTCAGGCTCTGGCTGTCCTTTAAACTTATGTACGGCTTTTTGTAAAATTGTTTTACTAAGTGTTTCGGCATCCATACTACCATCTTCAAGCAATGGTGCTTGTTTCTTAGCCCATTGTTCTAGTTCTAATAGTGTGTTTGTTACTTCATTAATCTTCATTACAGTTCCTTGTTTTAACTATTTATCGATTTATGCAATTCAATGAACGTTTCTTTCCAATTTGTTCCTCTTATTTCATCAAGTTTTTCTAAAAAATCTGTACAATTATAAGAATTACCGTCATAATCTATATTATTGTGTAAATAATTTACTAATTGACGTATACAAAGTTTATCTATGTGTATTGAGTTAGTATACATATTTATAATATCTAATTTAGCTTGTTTAGGAAGGTGTTTTGCATCTAGCATATCAGGGTTTGATAGTATTCTTATATTAACGTGGTAATTATTAAAGTGATCTAATAAGTTTAATATTGTAAATGCATTAAGCATTTGCCAAGTAATACTTATTTCTATCTCTGTATTTGGTAATAATTTATTAATACGCTCTATATTTTCATTTAACTTATGCCATTTACTAGGAAAACGTATATAATCATTTTGCTCACCGTAATCATCTATACTACATCTAAGCATTAACTTTTTAAAGTGTTTCCATTGATCAATTGCACGTTGATGTACATTTGTAATATTTGTGTCGTACTCTAGCACTACATTGTTACTTACACCACTGTCTATTAGATTTTGCAAAAATTTGTAGTGTGGCTCAACTAACATAGGCTCACCGCCTACTAGATATACATGTTCTAATTGATCTTTATGTTTATCTAACTGTTCCCAAAAGTGTTCACTTTCCCACCAATCATAATCCGATGCACGGTCTTTCTTTTGTTGTTTGTTTCCGTCCGAGATGTTTATTTTGGTACCGCTGTCGTAAAAATGATCAGTGGAGTGAACTTTTGCCCAGTCTTTATACCACATACTACTACTTTGAGGTCCGCACATTACACATTTTAAATTGCATAAATTACCAAACCTTAAATCCCAATAGATAGGCATTTGTGTTGTGCTACCATTAAGTGCTGTTACTTTTACTGCTTTATCGTAATCAAATACATCTTTGTACATTTCGTTTGTAAATGTACGTCTGCTTTTACCACCGTTATCTTCTTTAACCCAACATGTATTACATTCTACAGGTTTTTCTCCTGCTAAGAATTGCTTACGAATCTTGCGAGTAAATTCGCTATTATGTATTTCTTCTATTGTATGATCTTTAAAGTTATGTCCAGTGAGTCCACCATTTACGTGGTTGCTCATTAAGCAACATACTCTACTAGTTCCGTTTGTTTTAGTAGCGGCATGTATCCAAGGAATTGAACAAAAATTATTCTTCTGCATCATTATTAATCCATTCTGATAGTTCTAAATCAAAACTTTCTAATGTAAGTGCACCATGTGTATCATAGTAATCTACAAAATGCCTTACTGTTTCTTTACGTTTTGTAGTATTGTTAAATGGCTTACGCATCTCATTTATAACATGATCAACACCTTCTAGTCTACTTTTATGCTTTTCAAAAAATGCTAAACTTTCTTTTTTAAATCTATCAGGAATGTTTTCCATTAGTACTTCTGTCTTATTAACAACAGGTCGTATTTGTACTTTTGCATCTGGATAGTTATTCCATAAATATGTAATAAGTTTAGGTATGTGTCTTACACTTAAACTATTTGCTGTTATATCCCATACCGCCAATCTAAAGTTTTTGTAATACTGATCCATTACTTGTAATTTTTCTTCCCATACTGTATCTTGCCTAGTCCACTCATCAGCTGCACCCCAACCATCTACACTAAATCTTATGAATACATTTTCAACAGTTTTAAATTGCTTTAAATCTTTTTCTCTTAATAACCTTGTACCATTTGTATTAATTACAAAATTTGCTCTTGGAGCAAGTTTACCTAGTCTTTCTACAGTAGTAGGAAAGTTTTTAAGATAAAAAGGCTCACCGCCTGCTAAGTATACGTGCTTTAAATTTTTATCAACGCTTGAAATGATATTCTCCCACGCTTGTGGATCATCACTCCAATCATAATTGCTTCTATGATATTTTTTTGCTTCTTTTTCTAAACGGCCTTCTTTCCAATTAAAATGCTTTGCCATTGATTTATGATTATGTAATATTTTATTACTGTTACCTGCGAAACACATAACACATGCTAAGTTACATACGTTACCTAATCTTAAATCTAATGCATGTATTTTATTATCTTTAAATGGAACACCTTGGTTAATCATGCCCAACGCTTTTTGCCTAAAACTACGCACACCTTCGCGTTCTGGATCATAACATTTAAAACAACCCGCAGGTTCGCCACCGTTAGCAATTTCTGTTCTAACCTCATGCATTTCTGGGCTATTCCAAATATCACTTAATTTATAATCTTTAATATGATATTGTGAAAGTTTATTCTTTAGGTTTTTACAGCACAATGCTACATATCCATCATTATCGATGAATGTAAAATTGTTCGTATATATACAATATTTTTCTGTCATAGGTTGGAGTTATTTTGTCGTACATCCAAGTTTGTGGACTTTTATTGTAACTCTTCTGGTATACCAATATCTTGCACTACTTTATTATCTTTAAATCCGTCAATAACATATTTCTGTGCTTCTTTAGTCCAATTCTTTTGCATTGCTTTTAATAGTGATTCAAAACTATTTAAATCTTTACCACTATCAAGTCCTAATTGTTGTGCTATTTCATCTGGTTGTTTCCAAGGACCATCTATTGTTTCGTTTTTATTTTTCTTAGTATAGCCTGTGCCTGCTTTATTAGGAACAGGTGTACGTTTAACACGCAATAACCCTTCTGTTGGGCTCCACATTAAACGTCTAGTTTCCATTGCACGACCGTCTTCTAACTTAGCATCACTTTCATCTCTATTGTGAACTGCGGCCAATGTTGCAATCATAATGTTACGATAAACACCTTTGTATTTTGAATCATCTTCATGTGGTGTATGATAATATGTTTTTAGCCAACCTGGATCTCCTGGCATAAAGTCAACCTGTACAAATCCTGTACGTGGTCTACCTTCAGGATCTACTTTGCTTTTATCAAAGTTTTGTATTTTTACTTTTGTCATAACAACACTAGTTTTTCTAATATCACTGACAAGTGGATTTTTATTAAGAGCTTCAATAAACGCTGGAATCTCTTCTGGTGCTATTTTCAACGCTACATCAATATCACCACTAAATTGTTTTTTGCCTACACTGCCTAATGTATTATTTTGTAAATCAATACCTAACGACTTTTCTAATTGTTCTAATGTTGGTTTAATCTCATCAATATGTACTGTTCCAACACCTGGCATTGCTCCGCCCTCGTTTAATACAAAGTATTTTGTAATTAAATTTTCATTTTCAAATGTACCATATTTTTCTACCCATTTGTATAAATTTGTTTTCCAGTATGGACTTTGACTTCCGTAATCCCAATGTTTCTTTTTCTTCTTATTTTTATTATTCTTGCCCGTTGGCGGTGGTGGGCCACCTGCGGCGCCACCTGGTGGTGCTAATGGTGATATCTCTGGATGTATATCTGGTCTATAAGTTGGTACGAATTTTGGACCGGTCTGAGGAATTTCTTTAGTCGTAATATCTGGATGTCTACCTGGTGTTTCAGGTGGAATATATGGCTTCGCATCTGGTTCTACTTTAGTTGGTTCCTTTGCAGGTTCCTTTGCAGGTTCCTTTGCAGGTTCCTTATCCGGTTGCTTATCTGGATGCCTGCCTGGTTGTACAGGTG